TGAATAGGTGGAGAACCATCGCCTTATTCGTTAGGGAACGCTGATCAACAATGTCGGTGCATTGTCGCCTACCCTCGTCTCCGAGTGTTCCCTCTGGCATGGGTCAGTGTCATGCCGGGGCTAATGATTCCCTCTTCTGGAATCTGTCGTGATCGGTTGTATGTCAAATTATGTTAAGAGCGCGATCATGTCACATGGGTGACGGGCTGGTCAAGCCACCTCAATCGTGAGAGATCCATTCACCATTGATCAGCACCTTTGAGAATGCGATCCGAGACATCGGGACAGGAGTTCCCGAGATAGTCACAAAGATCGTCTCCCAAGGTTGGGCCTCATCCATGATGATGCACGCAACCATGCTCGAGGTGTAATGCTCGTCTTGCCGTTGATAGATCTTGATTGGGAACTTGGGGACAACTGTGGTCATGATTCTCTTCTTCCTTGAAGTCTGTGGACAATACTGTGCATATCCTTCGGCCGCCACACATGGCATTCGGCGTACTCGCCAAGAGCAGTGATCCACTCAGCCTGATTTGGGCTCACCTTGCCTCGGTCACTCTTCAACTCGGCGAAGATCAGCCCTCGAGTCGGATGGACAAGCGTGAGATCCACGAACCCTGCGTCACCTGAGATCGGAGTCATCCAACGGCCCTCACTGTTTACCGCTCGAGTGTGCTGAACCAGCCAACCGTAATAGTGAGCGACCGTGATGACCTTCTGCTGGAAGTGTTTCTCAAGCATTAAGAAGCCCAAGTTTGCAAATGTAAGTGTCGTTTTGATATTGGCGGCGGTTCATGTTTAACCAGTTTTCACGACCAAGATCCATCCATTCTCCTTCATGATGAAACTCAAAGAGATGTCGCTTGTCCTCGTTTACTACACCGACTATCCAACCATGATCCATTGAATTGTGAAGCATAACAAAGATCCAACAGTCCACATCACTTTTATTGCGCCAAGAGTTTGCTGACATATTGACTTGGTAATTGCGGTTTGGAACATTCTTCACCACTTGAGTCTTGACTTCAATGGTGTGACCATCAGAGCACAAAATGTCGTAATGATCTTTTGGTTCGCTGAACTTGTAAGTACCTCGGAAATTGCCTTCTGCGTTTGCCCAGTGGAGAACTTTGATCTCGCCGAGCGCGCCGACCAGATTGTCGCGATGAGATCGTGGCCCTCCATGAGTAAGCGCGTGGAGTTCAGCGTTAGCGATGTCGGTCGGTGTAATCGTGAATGAGATCATCAGAACACTGGCTCATCTGATGCGGTGGCCTTGTTCTTCAACGCAGTGATCAAAGTGGAGGCGGCCGCTTTCGTGGTTGGCATTGGGTCGGAATGTCCGAGAGCCCTGATCATGCGCAGTTGCGCTGGAGTTGGAGAATCGCTTGATGACTCTGTCCTGTCAGCAGGCTTCTGTGTGCGTGTCTCGGGCTGACGATTGCGCACCTCTTCCATTGAAGCCATCTTGCCGAATGGCATCATGAGTCCGATAGCACGACCGAGCGCGCTGGTTGAAGCATTCATCATCTCAGAGCCTCGAGTAAAGGAAGACTTGCCCGGTATTGGTTCCCATGCACATCCTCGCGCTGGGATAAGATCGTCTGGTGTTCGGTACACCGTCATGGTGACTGAGATGAAGGTCTGATCTCCGACCGTGACAACTTCGGGTGGTGATTCCACGACTCGGAGATCGGGCCACTTGTCCAGTGCTAACGCGAAGCGCGACGGGACATCAACATAGTTAGACAGATCCATCAGAGTTCCATCTTGTTCAAGAACTCGCCGAGATGAATTGCGCTATCCAGTTCGCCGCCGTCGTATTGCAACGCTCGAGCGTAGTCGTGGATCTGCTTGATGTGGAATGCGTTGTCGGAGGCTGGGTCATCCATCTGTTCAACGAGGCACTCGGCGAGCCCTCCAGCGATGTTCTTCCACTGGATGATCTGACTACGCAGATGGGCGATCAGGATTCGGTAGGTGTCCGATGTCCGTTCCATCTCCTGAATAATTTGTCTTGCAAAATCTTCTTCCATTTTGGTCTCCTGTCGGGGTTCTGTTTTCCTATCATGACGGATGGGTGTCTCATAGTCAAGGATCCTGTCGTGAGGTGAGTTGTATCCAGTACCGTTCGGCTTCTAACTTGCGCCTACCAGTGACGGTGAGCCCTCCCCAGATGCCTTGGAGAGCCATGTAGTTAGTTGGGTATTGCATCGCATACTCGAGGCATTCCGACATCACTGGACAGGATCGGCAGATCGCCTTGGCGGTGTTGCTCTCGGCAGCGTTCTTGCGTGACTCTTCAGGGAACCACCATGAGGTTGGGTGTCCACGGCATTCGGCACGATCAGCCCACTGACCGAGGATCGGCGGCTCATCCATCAGCATGACAGTGACCATGGTGTCCATCCACATTCACCATTCGCCTCACGGCCCGAATACAAGAGCCATGCGAAGCGCAAGTTCTTGGCTGGGTCTTTCATCTGTTCATGAGTCCAACCGAGATCGGCGATGTAGCCCTTGTGAATTTGGTTGATCTGTGTGAGACCGTGATCGGGCCCTGAGTCTGCGGTCGGTGTGCACCGGGACTCGCGCCACATTATGAATCCGAGCCGATCCAAGATAGTGCGATCATTGGGCCATCCAGCTTCAAGAGCGGTCTGAAGCCACTGCTGGCATTCGGTGCCCTCAGAGACATCTACGATGACCACTGGTGCCAATGTCGTGCTGGTGGTGGTATTAAGTTCGGCGATCCTGTCGGTCTGTTGCTCGGGTGTCAGCATCACCACTGTCACTCTCGGAAAGGATGTCGGTGTCGGTGTCGGCTCGGGGCTGGCGTTGCTCCCTCCACCGAACACGATCACCAGGCTGAGATACAAGCCGAATGTGAGAAGTAGAAACTTGAATGGATTCATGAGTGCCTCCAGTTGTCGGCCCGCAAGGTGCGGACTCTTGGCTCAGTCATTTAACCGAGCCTTTGGGTGGATGTCAAGCATTCAACTCTGGGAAGACGGCGAGGGCATTGCGCACACCTCGAGGTGGAGCGTCTCCGCACACATAGCGGATGTGCCACGCTTCAGCCTGTGGGCCGTTCTTGACTTCCCACGACCAACCAAACTTCTCGGCGTTGCCGTTCAGTAACCACTCGAGTTTCCTGCCCGAACATGACGCGACATCTATCGCCAATCCCCATCCGTGATTGCTTGCACCGGGACTCGAAGATGGTGCGAAGCCGTCGCGCAGATAGTAGATCTGCCCATTGCTTTTGCGTGTGATGTTCCTGCCCTGTGGGGTCAATGAGTAGCGTTGCTTGAAGAGTGTGTTCTGTGCGCCAAGTGTGCGATACGCGCCGACATGATCCAGCGAGATGCCGTCAAAGTATGCGGCCATCGTGAGGCAGTTCCATGCGGTTGCTGCTTGCCTGTGGAGTTCGCCGTGAGTGGGCCCGATCTTGCGGAGCACATCCTTGCGTAGGAGTCCGTTCATGGCGTGCTTCAGATCGGCGGGCATGACAATCGGGCGAACAGGATAATCGGTCATTTCTTCCTTGAGATGATCGGTGGTGTCTCGGTGGTGCCCTTAATGCCGTTGCCAATTCCGTAGCCAACAATGGATCCGATGAGTCCAGTCCCAGCGGACTCTTCAATCTTGCCGATTGCCATGAGGACAGTGATGCACGCGAGACCGAGAACGACGATGAGAGCCTTCGGTGAGTTCGTAATGTTCATGACATTCGGTACGATCCCGTGAGCACAAAGAGATCGTCATTCGCCCATGTGAATGGGATGAGGTTTGTGGGTTGCGTGGAGGTGAGGTAAGTTCCCGATGCGTTCCACACTCGAGTCTGACCGATCGTTCCGCTGGAGCGTTGCATCGGGCCGTAGTACCAGACGGATGCGGAGTCGTCAAAGTAGCCTGCTTGGAGTCCGACTGCGCCGTTAAGTGATGACATCGGTTCAGGGTATGTCACTGTGACTGGTGGTGTCGCCGCGCCTGACGAGGTGCCGATGATCTCAAACACGCACAATTTGTTGATGACACACTTCTGTCCTGTGAAGGTCATGTTTGCGGAGCCTGTGGTGGTGACGGTGAACGATGACCATGTGCCGATGATGTTCATGTCGGATGCGGTCAGTGTTTGACCGACTACAAAGTTGCCGAGGGTTGTCACGATTCAGTCTCCTCTTCAGGTTCAGGTTCAGGGTCAAGGCCGTCGTCGTATTCTTCAACAATGTTCCCGTTTGGTTTGGTGGGGTCGTAGCCGCCGAGACCGTAAGTAATGCGTCTCATGCTGACCTCAATGAAAATCGTGGCCCAAACGTTGTTGCAACTAAAGTTCCAGCGGTTGCAAAAGCACCAGTGATACCTGTTTCATACCAACATCCTGTGTCTGTCGTCATTGTGCCAGTCGTACTAAGACGCAAACTGTTGAACGCATTTGGTGTTTCAATTGCCATGCCAATAGTTCCTGCGGTGTTTATAGATTGGACACACATCGCCAACCAATACCAACCACTTGCCAAACTTTGGGAAATTGTTATTTCAAAGTTTGTGTTCGCAGCGTTCACCACCACTGTTCCAGCGTCAAGGACAACCGTAGAAGGTTTAGCAGTTGACGAGTCATTGTTGTAGATGCCGAGACGCACATTGTAACTTCCTAATTGACTCGCCTGAGTGCGAGTAAGTATGCGATCAAAAGTATTTGTAGCAGAAATATAGATGGGCAGATATCGAGTTATTTGATAATCGGTTGTAGAAGTATTACCCGAAGAAAGTGGGAAATAATAAATGCCAGATTGGTAACCAATCCATGCCAGACTGCCTGTTGCACCTTGAGAACCCTGAGAACCCTGAGATCCTGTTGCGCCTTGACTACCTGTCGCACCCTGCGATCCTGTAGGCCCTTGACTACCAGTTGAGCCCTGAGGCCCTGCGACACCTTGCGCGCCCGTAGCACCCTGCGAACCTGCGGTACCTTGAGATCCAGCGGTACCTTGCGCACCTGTCGTTCCCTGCGCACCGACATCACCTTGAGAACCAGCAGTACCTTGACTACCAGTTGAGCCTTGAGCACCTTGAGATCCTGAACCTGTGGCACCCTGAGAACCCTGACTACCTGCGGTACCTTGCGAACCAGTAGAGCCTTGTGCTCCTTGAGTCCCGGCACCAGTCGCGCCTTGCGCACCCTGACTACCTGCGTCGCCTTGGGAGCCCGATGAACCCTGTGCGCCTTGGCTACCTGAACCAGTCGCGCCTTGTGATCCTTGGGAGCCTGCGTCGCCCTGCGATCCTGCCGAGCCTTGGGCTCCCTGACTACCTGAACCAGTCGCACCCTGAGATCCCTGAGATCCAGCGGAGCCCTGTGAGCCCGCCGAACCCTGAGAGCCTTGTGAACCTGAGCCTTGCGCGCCTTGCGCGCCAGCCGAACCCTGACTACCAGCCGATCCCTGAGAACCAGCGTTACCTTGAGAGCCCGTCGTGCCTTGGGAACCAGCCGATCCCTGAGAACCCTGTGGGCCCACACCACCATTCGCAATCACAAACGCAGTCGTCGCCAGTTGCGTCGTATTAGTCGCCAACGGTGCCGTCGGAGCGGCGGGCACACCAGTAAACGTCGGAGATGCCAGACGCGCCAACACGGGAGCCGCAGTCGTGCCGATGGTCGTCTCTATCGCCTCGATTGCGTCGTTCGCGTTGGTGTGTTGGTCAGCGTGAGATGGCGAGTTCATCGGATCCGTGGTTAGCGGATTAACGAGACTGTCAATGCTGGTGGGGAAGTTGCTGCTCATCGGATGCCTTTCATGTCGGACTCTACCATCCCAGTCGACTGGTATCCAGCACACCGAAGGTTGCCGAGTTCAGAGTGAAGAAGTCGGTGTATGTGAGAGGGCTGGTGAAGATCTCCATGTCGGTCTTCGCTGGTGTCACTGTCATACTCCAGCCTTGCATGATCTGTGTGGAGGTCAAGTCTGTGGATGAGCCGGGGTTGCGATACTCCACCGAGACAATTGCCTCTGATGAACCAATGGTATTAAATAACCAAACAAGATCATTGGCAGTGTCGGAGACGGTGATCTGGAATGACAATTGATCAGGATCGGATCGTGACTCAACTTGCCACTGGGCGAACGATAAAGCCTGCGCTTGAGAGTTGTCCACGGTAGCGAACTCTGCGCCGTAGGTGCCGTAGGTTGCCACGCCTGTTGCGTTGGTTGAGTTCTGTTGCGCGGCCGTTGGCGGGATAACGGTGCAATTGTTGAGATAGTTGGAACCGAGAGCAATCCGTTTGATGTCGGAGTAGCCCATTTGGTAAACATCCAGCACCGTAGTTTGTCGGGCAAAAGTGACAACTGGTGGTGCAAGATCAGCGAGAGTGGTGCGGGAAACTAACACAAGACCATTCTCAATGAGCGTCAGCCATCCTTGCTCCGTTGTCATGTTTAAGTTCAATCGGTTGAGCGCGGTTCCCGTGTAGGAACTGTCAGCGGCCGCAGTTGAATCACCGTTGCCATTTATCACAATGGCGGTTCCCGTCGGCATTAAAGAATTGAACGCAGTGTCTATCTGAGCAAGTGTGCCCGCACTTGGAAGAGACTGCTCAAAGACTGAGATCCTGCCAAGCCTGCCAAGTAGATCGGTACAAACAATCGTCGCCGATGAGCCTCCACCGTCGCCACCACGATCGTCGAAGAGCACCTCTTGCACATAGAACCATTGATACCAACCTGATCCCGTAGCGGTCAGGATGATCTTGTCGTTGAGGTCGTATCCGTTCGCTTCGCCGTTGTCATTGTGGATGGTGAACACAAGTGAGCCGGGTGACCAAGAATCAAACTGTGTGCGCCTGCCCGTGAAGTATTGCAATGACTCAATCTGGTTGGTGACATCAGTTGCGTCGCGTTCCACTTGCCAGACTTGTTTGGTCATCAGTTGCCTCGAGTGTTCACGGGGATCGGGCCTGCGGTGCGGTTGTAATCTTGGAGGGCTCTGACGACTGCCTGAGGGTCGGCTCCTTGAACATTGATCGTGATGGTGTTGCCACCGATTGCCGAGTTCGGTGTGATCATTCCGCTGGAGGATGGTGTGAAGATCTCTGGGCCGCGCTCGCCAACAAGGTATGAACCTCCGCCCATGACTGATCCACCGTTGGCACGCTTTCCTTGGATGCCGACACCGAAGCCGAGATCCACGCCGAAGCCTCTCTGAATCCTTGCGAGGTACTCGTCAGCGGCCGCAAGATCGCCAGTGTCCACATAGATCTTGAGTCGGTTTTGTTCACCGAATGTCAGACTGAGCGCGGTGGCAAGGTCGGCGATCGCTCGAATGTGATCTCGGACTTCTTGCTCATACTTGGCGACTTCTTCGGCACCTCCACCGAACGCTTTGATTCCTGCCTCGTACACTGCGCCGAGCGATTCCTCAAGGTTGGCGAACGCTTCCTCAGTGTCCAGAACACCAAGGAACTTCTGCCATTCTTTTGTCAGAGTGGACAGTTCGCCATCCTGATCTCCCAGTTCGCCGTTCACTTTTGCTAACGCTTGCCGGGTCTCTTCAAGCCTTGAGCCGACATAGCCCGCATAGGCATCACCGAGACGCTTCGCTTCCGTAGCGGTCGCTTTTGCCTGCTCCTCGTTGTCGTTAAAGAGTCCAGTCAATTTTCCGAGAGCCTGTCCGACTGCTCCTCGAGAGAGTGAGTTACTGAAGCCCTCCCAAGAAGATGTCCCTTCCTTAAAGTCGTTCACCATCGCAACAAACACGCCACCAGCGTCAGTCACAAAGCCACTCCACAAGTCACCGAGATCATCCATAGTGTCTCGATACTCTTTTGCTTTCCTCAGTTCTTCATCGGAGATCACTTGCGCGCCCGATACCGAGTCAAGAGACTTCTGAAGTTCAGCGGAGCCGAGGTTAATGAACTGCGCCATCTCCTGCCAGCCCTTGCCGAGGAGCTGCGCCGCCACTCGAGCGCGCTCGGCGGGATCCTTAATCTCTTTCAATCGGTCAATGACCGCCAAGAAGGTGCCGTTCACATCGGTGAGGCCCGATTCAGTTCGGACTACATCCACGCCCAATTCCTTGAAGAGTTCAGGAGTGGTGCCGAGAGTCTTGTTCATTTTGCCGAGCGCAGTCTGAATGGAATCGGCACCGATGCCAATGTCTCCACCGACTTCAGTCCACCGTGAAGCGTTCTCAACGGAGAGCCCTGTCGCGTCGGCGAACTTGCCTGATGCCAGAGCAAGGTCTTGGAATTGTCCGATGGCCTTGACTGCGAAGCCTGCGAGAGCCGCACCTCCAGCGACCGCTAACGCTCCAGCATTAGCCTTGACTGCGCCGAGAGCAGCATTCGAGCCAGCCTTAAACTTGCCCATCGCGCCAGTGGCATTAGAGACATCGGTCTTGAAGTTAGCGAATGCGGCTTTTGCGGCCTTGAGTCCTTTGTCCGAGAACTGCGTGACGATTGGGAGGTTGATTGCCATTAGCGCACCTTCATGAGTTCTTGGTTGGATCGGTAGATCACACGGTCAATAGTAGGGCCAAGTTCACGCTGGAACTCTGGGATCGCTTTCTCTCCACCGCGCCACATGAATCGTGAAGGCCCACCGCCGAGACGCTCATTGAGCAATGGCACAAAGTTTGGTCGCGCCAGTTTTGGATTGGAGTTGCGCGTTTGGTTTGGGCCTTTGCCTGCCATGTCCATCATCGCAAGAGCCGCGCCAGTAGTGCCGACCGTGATCACTGCGATGGTCTCATACTGCGCACCCTTGGCGATGTTGCGCTTGCGCGCCCCTCGAGTGTTTGTCTTGACTTTGACACCTTTGTTCTTGGAGTTATACCAGCCAGTCCTTTTGCGGTGCTCCATTCCTGACATGGGCGCACCGGGAGGAATTAACTCGTTGATGGCGGCGACAACGGTCTTCTCACCGATGCGCTTAATGTCGCGACCTATCTCGAGGCGTAGTTTCTTGTCCACTTTGTTGATGATCTTTAAGGACTCCTTGAGTCCTTTGATCTCCATGCTTGCGGTCAGATCTACGGCCATTACTTCTTCTCGTTCTGCTCAACGATGAGACGGATCATCTCATCTATTATGTGTGGCGGTGTCTCCATCAGATCCAACGGGCTGATCCCAGTCCTGACCGCTAACTGTGCGATCAGGTTGGTGGCCCTTCCGACTTTCCCTCCGCTTTTGGGATGAAGGTGATGTCTCCGACTTCATCCAAGAACTGCCCGAAGACTTTGACTGTGATCTTCTTTGTTCGCAACGCATCCCACGCGAGCCATGCCAACTGCTTGAACTTCATGTCTTCCAAGAACTTGGAGACGGATGTCTGTGGGTGTTGGTCTTCCCAACGCGATGCGACACCGTAGGTCACTGGGGCTTCGTGTGTCTCACCGTTGAGCATCTCTACTCGTAAGGTCATTCCAATCATGTCGGGTTCCTTTTGGTTTATGGGGTGATGTCGCGTGCGAATGTGCCACCAGTGAAGGATGCGTTGATCATGGACAGTTCGCCTACGGTTGCGTTGATTGGTGTGAAGGTTGCCATCATTGCGTTGGTGATCGTGTATTCAGGGTTCGTTGCCGATTCGGATGAGCCCGCTGGGGAGATCACCAGAGTGGTGGTGCCTGTGCCGACTGCGGCGAAGAGTGTGGCTTCTGCGGAGCCTGCGCCGTAGTAGTCAAACATTGTCAGTTCAACCGATACTGATTGGAGGCCCTTAACGAACACACGGCCAAGATCAGAAAAACTCGTACTTTCCAACGAATCGTAGCCCACAGTTAATACTGCGCTAGAAGTCATTGCCGTGCAGTCCACGGCCCCGATGTAGACGGTCGGATTCGCGAGGTAAGTAGTTGCGGTAGTTGCCATTATTGTTTCCTTTGTTTAAGGGACTCGCTGAGCAGCGATCCGAATTGTGAGGTCGTATGCGGGAAGTTCTTGTGAACCGATCTGGGCGACACTGGGTGATCCTGAGAGGACTGCGATCTCAGAATCCATGATGGTGTCCACCACGGTCAAAATGTAGTTAGTTGCATCTTGGTTAGAAGGAGGCGCACCGAGGACTCGAATGTCGCAAGTAATGTCGGCGATCTGATTGTTGAATGCGGTGAAGGTTGGAAGTTCCACAAACACGGTGAGCGGGCGTGCGTTGCGTGGGTCAGTTACTGGTACAAGAGCGAGCGCACTCAAAGAGTCGGCGATCACTGTGATGGTGTCGCGGAAGATGCCCTCGGTGATAGTCATGCCAGAGTAAGTGAAGTCTTCGGTGTCGTAGATGACGGCCGAGTTGTAGAGAAGGTTCGCTGGCATCTCATGCCACTTGCGCTCTCTTGATGCCGAGAAGCGAGTTGATGCGCCCCATAGATGCGACTGGTGCGGAGATCGTCATGTCTTGGAAACTTGCGAAGGAGTCAATAGAACCGCGCTCTCGATACAGGCTGGCCGCCATCAGTACCACTCCCGAAAGTACGGCCGCATCGGGAACATTGACCAGATCGTCTTTGTAGCCCGCTTGAGACCTTCGCTTGAAACACCAAGCATTCGCCGCGTTCACAGATGTTGTCATGAATGCGGTGTCGTTAGCAGTTGCCCCAGCGATGCCCAAGAACTCGGTGAGATCGTTGATGTCGCACCAAGTGCATTCAGTTGGTGTTGTCCACTGGAGTGATCCGACAGGATCAACGGCCGACCGTTGGATGTTGTCATCTACGAGTTGGAAGAGGATCTGATTCGGGAAGATGATCTGATCGTTGAAGAGATAATCCCCAGCGTCGTTGATCCCTATGAAGTAGTAGATCGGTATCTGGAAGACGGTGTGAACACCGTTGATGGATGCGTCGCATCCTGAGAGTGTGATCTCTTGTCCGACAAGAATGTCTGTGGACTCGAGAGTCTGAACCACGCACACATTGTCAGTGATCTGCTGATGTGTGACGGTGAATGTGGACATGGTTCAGGCTCTCAGAATCTCAGTGGTTGCTCAGTATGCCGAAGCCTTGACAAACTTGTCAGCGTCAATGACCAGCGTCGCGAAGTCGCCTCTGAACGCCAACACGGTGGAGAGCGTTGATGGTGAGAGAACACTGACGCTTCCGCGCTGGGCCTCAAACAGTTCGTATCCTGAGGCATCGCCCAAGATCAGAGTGTTGGCGGCGAAGTTGCGGTCACGCACGACTCGGCAACCAAACGCGGTTCCGACATCTGTGGTGACTGCGATTGCGCCAAAAGCGTTCTGAGCGTTGAGGTTCGGGAACAATGGTCGGCCCGCGGTATCGCTCAAAGCGATCAGGTCGCCGAATACATCAGCGGAGCAGAACAAAGTGTTCGGATTGTTGCCGTTGGATGCGGTCAAGATCGTGGTGCTTGATGCGCCGATCCATGCGAGCCAGTCGGCTGGGACAGTTGGATCACCGAACGCGCCCGTGGTGGTTACTCCTGCGACAAGATCGGTACAAGCCACCGAGTCGGTCTCGTTCATGTAGATGCGGCCCATGTCATCAAGCAGTGCGCTCAACATACTCGGATCGCTCCACGAGATGATCTGCTCGGAGATGTTCACATAGCCACCGTAGGTGCCCTTTGTGACCGTCTCTGGGGAGATCACAAAAGTTGATGCGGTGAGTGTGGTGTTGTCTGGGCTTTGCAATCCGACCGAGTTATGTGTGGTCACCCGAGGTCTGATGAACGATTGGCCCTGCGCGGGAAGTGAGCGAACGCCTACGGCATCCACGACTGGGCGCATCCCGATAAACGAGTTGTACACATTGCCGACGATGATTTCTGGGAGAACACCGGGGCCATCAGCAAGACTCACATCTGGAGCGGCGGCCTGAAGGACTTCGTGAAATGCTTTCCACTTGTCGCCTCCAGCGATCGCGGCTTGTAAGTATTCGCCTGCGGTTGGGATCTTCACTTCTTTCTTGAGTGTTGCGTAGATGGGCTGAGTCGCGATGGCGGCCTCAACTGTGGTTGGTTCTGACATGATGTCATCCTCCTCGGATGGTTGTGGTGGGGTTTCTTCTTCTGGTATTTCTTCTGGATCTTCTGCTTGAGAAGCATAGACAGATTCAATTTCAGCCTCGGCGAATGCGCCGAAACTGACAAGCGACAGTTCAATCATGCGCGCTTCGCTGACTTCCATGACACCGTTCACGCGCTTGAACTTGAGCGGTACCGCTCCGATACTTACTGCCGAGATGGATTGATCTGCGAGAAGCGCAAGCGCGTCATCTGCCGCTCTCGTCTTGCTCAGCGTTGCGACGAACATGAGACCATCGTCGGTGGACAATCTCTCGGTCACGCGGCCGATGACTCGAGTGTCGTCATGAAATTCTAAAAGTTTTGGCATCGGGCCATCAACGGAGATGGAACCCTTCAAGAACTTCACTGGGCCGACATCGTTGGACAAGTTGGCGACAACATCCCACGGGACTGCGAGCCCTGTGATCGTGCGCGATGGTTGCGCCTCGTCTGCCGACGCATCAAGCGTCACCAGTTGAGCGTTGAATCTGATCATGAATACATCTCTTCTCGTTCTGTGTTGCGTGCTTCTTCTACTGGTACCTCGGCAAGATTGTTCTCGTATAGGTACGCCTCTACATCAAACTCAACAAAGCGATTCCGCGGAAGAACATTGGTCATGCTTAAAGTCATCTGAATAACATCAAGGACTTGCTTCGCGCCGAAGAGATAAAGATCTTGGCGCGCTTGTTGAGCGTTCTGATATGTGAACGATCCACTGATGCCAATGCCAAGAAGGTATGGAGGGACTCCGACTTGGCGTGATACTTCGAGCGAAGAGTATTGGCGCGATTCGAGCAACTGGAGTTTATTTGGGTCGGACTTGAACTCGTTGAAAGTGACACCGCCGGCGAGCGCGCCAATGGCACCTGTCTGCCTTGCTTGTCGCCATGATGCGGCGAGTTCACCAAGATCTTCGGCTGACATCTGTTCAGTGTTCTCGCCGACGGTAAGCCATCCAGCCGCGATCTCATTCGAGGCGAAGCGTTCAGCAGCTTGATCAAGTTTCAACGCCGTCTGGATTGTGCGCGCACCAGTGAACAAGAATCCTTGAACACCGCTGATGTACTGGATTACATCATCGGTTGGCAACTGAACACCGTTAAAGACGACCTGATTGGACTGTCCGAAGAACTGCGGGCCTGCTTGGTCAAGTGTGGACACCATTGCGGCGGGCAACCATTGGAAGGAAAGCGGGCGACCTGTCGCCGATGAACGACTTGTGATGTACCAGAACGCGCGACCGCGCATCATGATGTCCATAGCCGTGTTGCTCATGATGAAGTTCATGGTGGAGCGAGGATCTGGTTGATCCATCCACGCTTCATTCTCAAGATAGATCTTCTCGTACCGTTCACCTGTCCACTGTTTGGTGTAGTGGCGTAGCGGGAGACATCCGACCATGCTCAAGATCATCTGTGTGGCGCGTGTGACTGTGGCGCAGGAGAGGGCCAGTTCTGTGCTCGCCCCGACAGAGTACGAGTAGAACTGACCCACCTGCGCGGCACTCCCAGCGGCGGCCTGAAGCGGCGCGGATGTGAAAGAGGGTTGTTGCTTTCGGTTGCCGAATAGTGCCACGAAGCGATTCTCCCAAACGGTTCAGCCGATATCTAGTCAATAGAACGCAATCATTGGCTTCTTTTGTTGCGCTGGTCGTGACTCGAGCGCGATGGCGAACACGGCGCACCGGGCGAGTTCTATGGGCCCGGGGGACTTCTGCGAAGAGAGCACGATTGACTGGTTGGTCTTGACTGCGACCGCTCGGCCCATGTGCTCGGCGAGACCGATGTCGCCAGTGTGTCTCACACGATCTTCTACGATCATTGAGCGCGCCATCGCAGTCCACTTGATCAGTTCTGCGTAGCCGACAATGGTCATCCGTCGGCGTAGATCGGGAGGTGTGTGGATCTCCAGCGAAGGGGTGACACCGAGCATGATCTTCGGGTCTGCCATGATGCGAACTACTTCGCCCCACATCTGCGCCTCGGAGTCCACGCTGAACGCAGTCTCCAAGATGACATGACCTTCCGACATGGCGGCCCTAATTCCCACATAGCGCGATCCATCCAATGAGGAATCAATGACGAGGTGACCTCCTTCTGGCATGAGTTCAGCGGTGTGCTGACGCTCCCAAACGGTCAAGGGGAGCCACGCCTCGGCGGATGCAATCCATAGGTTCAAGTGACCTCGGATGAACGCTTGTCGGTTCGGTGAGTCAAAAGCCAACTCGAGAGCCTTCATGGTGATTGTGGTGCCGAGGGCAGGGTTCGCCCACGGCCACCACTGCCGATCTTCCACGCTGACTCCGGGTGGCGGTGACCACTCGGCGAGATAGAACGCAGTGTCCTTCCCTGAGTCAATGGCGGCGATGCCTTGGGAGCGCAGTTGGATCATCGCCGTGGATGACAAGTCACCAGCGGTGGAGAACATGAGCATCATCGGATTCGTCTTGGCGATCTGAGACGGGCGCAACGCGGTGAAGATCACCTCCGCTTTAATGTCCCAGAGTTCGTCAATGAGGATGCAATCGTAGGAACCTCCGTGGGCGTGCTCCGATGCGGCAATCACCGAGATGGATGATCCGTCTGGGAAGTCAATGCGCTCGTCACCGTTCTGCCATCGCACCTTCATCTCGATGCGCCCTTCCATCTCTCGAGCGAGATCACGGAAGAGAGCCATGCTTCGCTTCTTCTGGTTGGCGACAATAACGACCGACTGGGCTTCTTTGCGGAGAGCGGCGAACTCTGTCGCCCACCAGCCCGCCACCGACTTCATGAGGATGGACTTGCCTTGCTGACGGGCCGTAGAGATCAACGCTTCACGGAACACGAAGTTCCCATCAGTATCCACGGTCAAAGCGTCGCGCACCGCACGAGCCTGCCATCCCATCAACTTCAGACCAATGACACGCTGAGACCAAGCCACAATCTGATCACCGTAGGAAGAACCGTCAGGGACACGCGTCACCAACCGGGGCTCATCACGACCAATCAGCCCTGTAAGCAGGTCATTCTCAGCCGATCTCGCTGGTTCAGGCTGGTTCAGGGGGAAATGGTTTC